CCCGAAGTCCACACTTTTGACGGTACCAACCGTCTAGGCTGCCAAGGTGACGATTCCCTTCTCGCAGCTAAATTCAATCAAGAATACAATGGTCAAACCATTGCAGCAATCCGTTCAATAGTCTTTAATCACGATTGCACAGAACAAGATAAGTCCCCCACTCTTAAATCGTCCATCCCCATCACCGATGCTGTGTTTCTCCAACGCGGCTTCCGTGTCGAAAATGGCCATGTATTCTGTCCCCTTAACCCTGAATCCCTACATGCATGTGTACAGTGGATTTATAAACCAACCGATAAGACCTTTGACGAGCAAGTCAAAATTAACATGCACTTTGCTATTACTGAATGGGCCCAACATGGCAAAGAACGATTCGAGTATCACAAAAACTTGCTTAATCCTTATGTTTCCGCCAAACATCAGTATTACCTCGAATACCACCACGTCCTAAAGAAAATTATGGGAGATGCTTACGAGCGCGAAATTGGCCCAAATTTCGCTGAGCGGTTTAAAACCGCCTCTTCCTTCTTTTCATAAGTCTGGACCCGTTCCAGCGGGCGCCGGCGCCCCTAAACACCGGACTCTTTTCGGATCCCCTCCTAGTGCTGGTTCAGGATCACTTTAGTTACCAAGATGATCTTTCTCAATGTGCCCCAATTTATTGGATGAGATAGAAACTCCTAGTGACAAAAAGTATGCACACCCCCCTGTCCCCATAACGATCGTAATATGGGAATGACATCACAATCGATCGCCGAATCAATTTCCTCTACAAGCGCCTTAACTGACGCAGTCACCCCCGATGGTGGCAAAATCACTCCAGTTTCGACTGGCCAAGAAGGTCTCACCACCTTCAAAGAATCATCAAATGAGCTCCAAGTTCAGCCCACCACGACTTTGAGCCGTCCCATTTCTGATCCTTACAACACCCCTACACCCACTCAACTTTTATCAAAACAATATTTGGTTAAAACCGTCACCTGGACCGCAGGTTTCGCTGGTGCCACGCTTTCCTTCCCTGGCGCCCTTCTCCAAATAGTTACGCTTTCATCTCTGTTGCCCAAACGATACAGATTCATGCGCGCAAACGTTATTGTTGAGATCAAGTTGAACTCAAC